GACTTGGGCACCGATCTTGCCTTCCTTGCGCATCTTGGTCTTGTACCAAGCTATGCAAGCCATGGTAGTCTTGGCCCCATCAAACTCTTTGATGACCTCAGCAAGAATCTCCGTGTTCGTCAGATTCGTGGTAAGAATCTTCTCAACAATAAACTTCCCAATGCCTCTTGCCTTTTTGACTTCCGCCACAATGACTTCAGCTTGGGCTTGGACTTCTGCCTGAATAGGCAGGACTTCAGCCTGAATAGGCTGGACTGATTTCACTTTCTTGGACATTTTGAAACTCCTTGGTTGTCTGACCAGATTATCCAGTCAGTAAGAATATTATATCGAGTACTAATCCCTGAGTACACTGAATTATTTCTATAGACTAATTAGTACAGCTTATGAACTGGCATGACATGACATGGGCATGGCATATGACATGAGCATGTATACACCAATCATGATATGTTTGAACTTGATATGTTTGAGCTTGAATATTCTCAACCCAAATATATCAAGTGCGTTGTACTTTGGGCCCACCCCCGGGGCCTCGGGCATAGGCCGCCCCTATGAAAAAAATCCCTCGCACACAGGACTATGAATTTCAGAATATTTACCTAGTAAGTAAAATATTTTCACCCTAACAAGGAACCACGCGCGCGCGTATGTTATATAATGGTCATATGTTACCAGCACTAGCACGCGCGCAGGCACTAAAGAAGGCGGCAAAATCGCTCTCTCGCCCCACATCATCCTTTTCTGCAGACTATGACCTCACGTCCCAAACACTGCAAGTCTATTTCCCTAATGGCTCTCAATTGACCTACCACGGTATCCCCATGGAAGTGGGCCTGGACTTCGAGAACAGCCCAAGCGGAGCCAAGTTCAACGAAGTCATTCGTGGGAACTACTTCTAGTCATGTCTCCTGAAAAGCAAAAGATTCTCCACCTACTGGAAGAGCGCGATAACGCGCGATCCCATTTGGCGGCATTTGCTGAGTACACCCTGGATGTGGTACCGTCCCTCCACCATCGCATGATTTGCAATGCCATCGATGAGCTATGGGACCCCAAAGACCCGTACGATGAGCTGATTGTCTTGGCACCTCCAGGAAGTGCCAAGAGCACCTACACGTCTATCGCCCTCCCACCGTACTTCATGGGGCGTTTCCCGAAGTCCCATGTGCTGACGGCATCCTACTCCACAGAGTTGGCAGAGAAGTGGGGTAGGCGCGTACGAGGCATCGTGTCCTCCCCACGGTTCCAGACTTTGTACAATCTTAAGCTGAGCCAAGACTCTACCGCGGCAGGTCGTTGGGCCAATAGTAAAGGCGGGGAGTTTTATGGTGCAGGCGTGGGCAGCGGTATCTTGGGCTTCCGCGCGGACCTGGCGATCATTGACGATCCAATTTCTGGCTTTGAGCAGGCCCAGTCTCTAACACAGCTACAGAAGATGCATGGTTGGTACGAGACGGACTTTGTGACCCGCTTGAAGCCACAGGCGAAGTTGGTTTTGATATGTCAGCGCTTGGCGCGACATGACCTGGCAGGGTACCTGATTGACAGGAACCTCGCGAACCCCACGCGGCGCCAGAGAATCCTTCGCCTCCCCATGGAAGCGGGCGAGAACGACCCGTTAGGCCGTGCCGTAGGGGATAGGCTATGGCCGGAGTGGTTCACCCACGAGATGGTGGAGGACGCGAAACGGGACAACTTCAAGTGGCGGACACTGTACCAACAAGAACCGCCAAGTGATGACGGTAGCTGGGTTACACCAGATGAGTTGAAGATAGTCGACATCATCCCCACTGAGCTGACGTACTATGTGCTAAGTGACTTGGCACTAGGTGTGAACACTGGGGACTACTCAGTCCACCTTACAGTTGGGATAGATGAGACAGGTCATGCGTTCATTGTTGACGCCTGGCGGGACCGCGTGTCCCCTGAGGTGACCGCGGAGAAGCACATAGAACTATGTACCACGTACAGTCCAGCGGAATGCTTGATAGATGACGACAACGCTGCGAGGGTGTACGTCCAACTTCTGGCTACAGAGGCGCGTCGCACCTCCACTAATGTGCCTTGGAAGACCATGCCGATGCGAGGTCAGAACAAGGAGACCCGCGCGGCTGCGACACGAGGCATGTTCAAGCGTGGTAAGATCAGTCTCCATCGTGCCCCGTGGAACGCATGGCTTGTGAAGGAGCTGCTCACATTCCCCAATGCGGTGGGCCAGGGCGTGGACGACGGCGTGGATGCCCTATCGCTCCTTGGCCGCCGCTTGACAGCACTGTCACATCCGAACGTGATCCCCATACGGCCGCGTGAGAAGTTCGCAAACGAGATCACAATGGACGAGGCATGGGAGTGCCAGGTTAAGATAGGGAGGCGGGTATGAGCTTTGAGCAAGAGATGTTAATGGGCCAAACGGATGGCCAATCGGATAGTCAACCGGTTGCACCCCCATCACAGTCTAAGCTCCAAAGCATACTTGCCTATGCTGATAATGCACGCCGAGTGCTAAGTCGTAATATGAAGGACTTAGTAACTAATCCTGGGGACGTGTATACTCAGCTTGATGACAGAGCTAAGAACTATAATGAGAATGTAGTACCCACCATAGCGAGTGGTAGTCTTTACAACCGTCCAATGACCGAGGAAGAGAAGGACCAGCGGTCTATTGATATGGCATTAGACGTTGGCCCTATGGGTGTGGGGGTAGTCAAACCCAAAGGTGGCCAGTGGTTATCTGGGAACGTTGAGCATGCTACTAGGACCACGCTAGCTCCTGAACATACTATAGGCTTGGAGCGCACTCCAAGTATACACGCGCCTGTCAATGACTGGGTGCGTGGCCCAATGACAAAGTACCTGCGCGAGCGGTTTGCCTCCCCGCAAGATGAGGTGCGCCTGCTAGCTGATAAGACCGCGGCAGAGGCAGCTGCTACAAAGACTAAAGCCTACGCAGAGGCTGCGAAGCTCCGAGACCCTGCGCGTGCAAGTTTAATGCGCAGTGAGGCTGATGCGGCTGAGGAGGAGGCTTTGAAATACGCCCTCCATGTACCGACTAATGACTTGTGGATACGGAACAACAATATCATTGAGCACCAGAATGCCGGGCGATGGGATGAACTCGGGCAGTCCCCTATAGGTCGTACTTGGGAGCGCTCCGCAGACAGCCAAATTCAAGCTACTCCAGCCGGTACTGTAGCTGCTGATCCTTTCAGGGTTGCAGAGATGCCTTGGCTTGCTAAGACTCCACCTGAGACCGACATCTATAGCATGAGCACCATGAAACCGATGGGGGACACTGGGTTGACGCACCTTACTGATGAGCTGCGTAATGCAATAAATCCAGCTAGTGACGTGCCTGCGCATCTCAAGCTCACCCCTGAGATAGTTAAGAATATGAGCATGGAGAAGGCGGTGCGCCATGTAGCTGCTTTGAACAAGTGGCGAGCTGATACTAAGGGTATGGGTAATACCTCATTACGGGACGCACAACCAATCATTAGCAAATTTGAATCTCGTGACAACCCTGAAGGTTTCCACGTTCGCCAGTTAAAAAATGAGGGTGATTTTGCAGATGAGGGCAAGGCTTCCGGACATTCACTTGGAGGCTACGAACAGGAACACCTGGGTGGTAATCCTAATTATGGGTATGGTGGTTGGGACGCAGTGCAGTCTGGTAGGGCAAATGTTTTTGCTATCCGTAATGGTAAGAACAAAAGCGCCGCCACTATAGAGACTGGCCCGATAGATATTTGGGACAGAATTGGAGACGATGACCCCCATATACGCGGAATATGGGAGGACATTGTGACCAAACTGCAACAAAAACCAGGTAGTCCGCTTAATGCAGATTTTAGCGATGAGGCTGTAGCCATAATGCAGAAAATGCCTGAATTCGCGAATAAAGCGCATGGAATAAACCAACTCGAGGGACTTCGTAAGGGCCCAATTGCACCTGATGCGCTCCCCTTTGTTCAGGATTTTATTCGCAACCCTCCATCAGGCAAACCTTGGGCATACGTGGCTGACGATGTACTAAGCCGTACCCACATGATGGATATGCATAAGGCAAGTGAGTCGTACACTCCGGCCCAGACACGCTTACTATTAAAGAAATTCCCAAAACAGCGCTATATTCCAACTGCTGAAGTTGAAGCAGTTATAGAAGCGGCAAATTGAGGGGGTAAACCATGCCAAGTAAATCAGCAAAACAAGCAAGGACAATGGCCGCAGCCGCCCACAATCCCGCCTTTGCTAAGAAGGTCGGCATCCCCGTGCCTGTGGCTAAGGAGTTCAACAAAGCTGATAGCACTATGCTAGCGGCCGCACTGAGGAAGAAAATCCCATGAGCACTCCAAACACCGGCAGCGATGCCAATACCATCGACAGCCTCGCCAAACTCGAATCGACACCGGAGGGCAAGCGGCAACGGTGGGACAGTGAGGTACGCGCCGCAGAGAAGGAACTGGACAAGTGGCATGGCAGCGGCAACCGCGTCGTCAAGCGTTACCTCGACGACAGGGATGCAGTTGAAACATCCCAGAAGTGGTTCAACGTCTTCAACACCAACGTCGGCATCATGGAGGCCAGCCTGTATGCGAACATCCCGACAGTCGATGTCTCCCGAAAGTTTGCCCAAATGGACGACGATATTGCCCGAGTCGCAGGGCTTATCCTCCAACGGGCCATCCAACAAGACATGGCCGAGCCTGAATGCGACTTCGACCAAGTTATGCGGAATGCCGTGTCGGATCGACTCATTCCTGGTCTTGGAACAGCTTGGGTTCGCCTCATTACCGAAACCGAGGACACTCCTGCGCTAGAGGACGGCACCACGCCGCTCGATGACGAGGGTAACCCGCTGCAGCACATCTCCGATCAGGAGATCGTCATCGACTATGTGTATTGGGAGGACTTCCTCTGGTCGCCCTGCCGCGTGTGGGCCGAGCGCCGTTGGGTGGCGCGGAAGGTGCCAATGACGCGCGATGCCTGTATCAAGCGTTGGGGCGAGGAAGTCGGTAAGCAAATCCCGATGGACTACAAGTCGTCCTCCAAGGACGCCGCCAGTTCGCAGGTCGATCCCAAGAACATCATCATGAAGCGGGCTTGCATTTATGAGAT